TTATGCTTCGGTCATCCCGAGGGGGAGGTCATCCCAGCCACCCATAGCGTTCTTAGTCTGTGCGCGGACAAAGTCCTTCGTTCGAACAGGGCGGTAGGCCTCCTTGATGATCGCCACACCTTCGCTGAAGCGGGCATCCTGGATGCTCTCAGCGTACTTATCAAGCTGGAGCACCTTGTCGGCCTTGAGATTTCCCTTACCATCTCGGGAGAGGAGATCGAGGATGATATCCACGAGCTTGCGGGTCTCTTCATCGCCAGCCAGCGACGAGATGTAGTCGCGTACCTTAGCTATACCATCCTCTACCGTCTCATCCCAGCCGTCGCGCTGGTAATAGCCTACGATGATGCGCTTCTTTCCATCCTCCGAGAGGAAGCTATGACTGCGCTGGTCGTTAGCCTGAGTCCCCATGACTTCCTTCTTCGTCTCGATGACGCGAGCGAAGGCATCGTAGACCTCACGCTTGAGGCCCGTGAGGGCGGTGCTCGCTTCCTCCAGCTTAGGGAAGAGCTCATCGACGGTGGTGGAGGCAAGGGAGCGGTAGGCTTCGCGCTCTTCCTTGGCGCGCTGGGCTTCGTCACGGCGACTCTGCTCCTCCATTGCTTGTTTGTAGCGAGCGAACTCCTCTGGAGTCATCTCTACTTTTACAGTGTCCATATTCTATCTGTGATTAAAGGGTGATTAAATGCTTAGTATCTCTTGGTGCGCATGATCTTGCGCAGGCGCTCAGCGCAGACGTGGGCGAGGTTGGAGGATGCGCTGGGGTGGATGCTGATAGCTTCCAAGATGTCGGGGTCGGTGGTATGGCTGATATCCTCGAGGAGCTTAGCGGGGCAGTTCTTATTCTGAGCTATCAGGTGCTTCATCAGGTCGTTATCCTCCTTCGCCAGCTCAAAAAGGATTTCGGGCGGGGTCTTGGAGTTCTCGGCTACCGAATAGCGCACGTAGAGGGAGTCATCGTGGGCGAGCTCCTCAAGGACATTGATACTGGTGTGATCGCTCTCGGCTACCTTGATACGCTCGTCTTCGCTCAGATTCCAGAGCGCGCTGTTACTTTTGAGGTGCATGACTATTCTTGCTTAGATAGTTGACTACGGAGCTCAGCGAGTTCACGACGCTGACGAGAGATGATCTCAGTCTGAGACATTGTGGTGCATACACCCCAGAGGGCTACGCAGGCGATCCAGATGATGATGCCTGCATGGGCATCGCTGCAGAGGGCGTCGAAGCCCAGAGCCAGGAGGAGGCTGAAGAAGCCGAGGAAGATCGTTTCACGTTTCATTGGAGTAGTTATTGTTTATGTGGTGAGTTAGTTTGCGAGTGTTGAAGGTGGGAAGTAGGGAGATTTAGGGGCGAGCTCTTCGGCGGTGATAGCCTCTACGGCACGCTTATCCTTGACCTTGTCGTTGAAGAGCCCGATGAGGTTACGCAGGCGCTCTCGTGGGATCTTATTGAAGGAGCGGTAGCCCGTAGCTCGGCAGGCAATGCCTTTGATGATGGAGGGGTTTTCAAACTTACCCTCACTGCGGAGGTAAGCGCCTATCGCTGCCATCGTCCGCTTGCGGAGCTTACTGATGTCGGTGCCCTCGGTGCGTCGGTCAAGCTCGTTGGCCAGCGCTGCACATACGTCGATGAGGTCGTGGGTCTCCATATCCTTGCTGGAGGTGCAGCCGTAGGGCGAGAGGAGCGCTTCCCTATCCTCGGGGGTGAGCTGCAGCTGACTGCAGAGGGTGTGATATCTTCGGATGGCGCCCATGTGTAGCTTGTCCATCTCGTTCGTGCCTTTAGCTCTCATTGATTGATTTCTATTTCTTTTCGTTGTTTACGTCGGTCTCGTTGGGTGGGGTCGGTAGCGGTGGTACCCCAATAGGCGTTGGCCCCTTCGTCCCAGATGATGTAGTCGTCTCCGCCGATCTCCCCGGTAGCATAGCGGGAGGTCACCATAGCTCGGTAGCCCTCGACGCGGATCTTCACGTCAGCATCGTAGCGGATGGCTTGGGCAAGGGCGCCCTTCGGCTCACCGCCTTTCTCGTGGGCAACGACGATGAAGAGCTTCTTACGGTAGCGCTGACTGAGGCGCTGGTAGTCGCAGAGGCGAAGACCTCGGAGGTAGTTGATCGAGTCGATGATGACGATCTCGGGGCTTTGGCGCTTGGCGAGGCGCTCGAAGAGCTCATCATACCCCTCTCTATCGAGGAGCTTGACGCGTCGTCCTGCCTCATCCATCCCTCCAGCGATCCACGCTGCCTGCATCGTAGGGCTTAGACCCTGCTCGAGGCTGTTGTACAGCACACGACCGAACTGTGAGAGGTACTTCGCCAGCTGGAGGCAGAAGGACGTCTTACCCGAGCCACTACCCCCGTAGATCAGCCATGTGCCACGTAGCACAGGCATCCCGATGCTCGCCAGCCACGCCCCGTCAAAGTCGACGGTCTTGAAGCGCGCGGAGCGGATATTAGCGCTGGAGTATGCTCGTGCCATAGCTTAGTCCTCCTTGGATAGCTGATGTTCGCGCCACACGGCACGCTTGACACGGCGGAGGTCGCACTGTGCTTCGTCGGCGATGCGTCGCACGCGTCGGCTATCGGTCAGCCCATTGGCGGTACACACGAGGGAGATATCTTCGGGGGAGAGGACGCTGAGGCTGATACACTGACGGCCGATACGGCTGTAGACCTCTTCGTAGCCCTTGCGCCCGATGCGTAGTCCCTTCTGCAGGCGCTTCTCGAGGTGCTGCGTGGCGCTAAGTACGATACCGCAATGATCTTCCAGCTCATTGTAGAGGGTGATGAAGAAGTAGAGCACGGTGTCGCTCATCTTGTCCGCCTCATCGAGGATCAAGAGGGGCTTATCGAATCGCTTGAGCCTACGCACCACAGCGCCGATCTTCTCCGCTACGCTCAGCCCTCGGGGATCCAAGCCCATAGCCTCCATCACTGCCGACAGCCAGCTCCCTCTATTCTGGTACTCCGAGCAAGTGATGCTGTAGACCTCTTGGTGCGTGGCCACATACTGGCGTATCGTCGAGCTCTTCCCACAGCCAGCACTCCCGACGATAGCCATCACCTGACTATCACGCTGGGCGCAGTCGAGGAGCTGGGTCAGCTCTTCGTAGACATTCGTCTGGACGATGGACCATCCCTCGGCAGAGAGCCCGATCTGCTTGCTGACGTTGTGCCACATCCCCTCGGCGATGGTCTCCCAATCGCTATTTAGGATCTTGCTGATGGTGGCAGCGCTGACCCCCTTGAGGCTATTAGCTGCCTTGTTTTGCCCACCTTGCTTTGTGCAGTAGTCACGCAGGCGAGCGGCGATGAGTTCCTTTTCCTTTGCATCCATGATTATGATGATTTATGAGTTATACTCTCTCTAATATGCTCCTCTTCTTGGGCTGAGGGGCGGACCCGTTGTCGTTATCTTCTGCTCCTTCACGCTGGAGCTTGCGGTCGTATCTGTTATCCTTGACTTGCCCCTGGCTGTCGGGCAGGAGGTCGTCCATCTCACGGCCAAAGGCCTCTACCTCGGCGGGGGTGTCGTCCTCGATGGGGCGCTTCTTGCCTCGGCGGAATGGCGTGACACTTCGCTGCAGGAGCTCTTGGGCGACGCTGTTGTCCTTAGAGGCTTCAAGGGCCAAGGGCATCATCCTCTTCCACTCGCCATCCACCCAGTCCTCGATCTCCCGCTGATGGGTGCGCACACGCTCCAGGTGCTGGAGGTCTTCGGGGCGCTGGTCTTCGACAGCCATAGGCTGGAGGTGCTTCCGCTCGAGGAGGTACTTATACTGCCCATCTTCGCTGACGGCAAGGACGCTCGTGAGGTCGCTCGGGTCGTAGTAGACCTGCCAGCGCTGGTGACGCTGTTCCTTGAAGCCCTGCTCGAAGCTCTCGTAGTACTGCACCTCACCGAAGATCGTGGGGGTGAGCCCGTAGATGCTCTGACCGATGTAGCGACCTGAGGTTTCGCCCCAGTGCTCGAGGTAGATAGAGCGGTCCAGCTGGATGTCGGTGATGTCGCCATCGAAGAGGCTCATATACTCCTCGTGCTTCAGCGCGCGCTCCTGGCTCATAATCGTGTGGATCTGCCCCTCGACTTCGGCGCGGGTGGGGATCTGGTGGCGAAGGTCGGAGGCGACTTCTCTATTTGTCCCCTTGCCCTTCTTCCCCGTGATCCCGTAGCCCGACCAATTCGGCTGCAGTTGGCAGTAGGTCTTATTGAGGCGGGAGAAGTACGGCTCGATGATCTTAGCGCGGGCGTTCTTCGCTCTCGCTGGGCTGAGCTTGTTACTCATCGCCTTGTAGAGAGGCGTCAGCGCTCCGATCTGATAGTGGTCGTATTGGATCTCACGGGGGTGACACTTCACCCCAAAGAGCTCCTCAGTATGGTGCGCTGCACTGCGCAGCGCTTGAGCGATCAGCTGAGGGCACTCGCGCTCCCCGATAGCATAGCCGATGGGGTAAGAGCAAGAGGCATCGAGGATCACCACCACGACAAGGCGACAGTCATAGACCGTCTTCGTGCCCCCCTTCTTGTCGGTAGTCGTGTGCTGGTAGTAGAGCTCCACCGTCCAGCCGTCGTGCACCCAGTAGCTCATAGCGCGGGTGGGCTTCGTCCTCTTGATAGCCGTCTGCACCTGCAGGCGGTAGTCGGTGCGACCCTTGCGCCCTGCGTCGATGAGTAGGCTCTTACTCTTGGCGATCTTCCCCACGGCCGAAGCGGTGAGCTTCTCCCACCCCCGTACCTTGGCGGTCTCGTTGTAGAGCCGTGCCACCTGACTATTGTTGAGGTTGTTGGGGCTGGCAAGGAGCATAAGGAGGAGCGCCGACTGCTCGTCACCGCCCGTCTTACTGGCGTTCTGATTCTGATAGCCCTTGTGGATAAGGCTTTCATAGCCGTCACGCTGGTAGGCTTCGTGCTTCTCCTGCAGGCGACTCTTGGGGAGCTTGTGGGGGTATTCCTCTTGAGGCAGTGCCTGGATCATATCGGCCAGCCAGCCGTAGAGCTCACCCTTACCCATCGGGCGACGCCCTGCCTTACCGCGCTTGCTGTAGTGCTCTTGCTTGTAGGCACTGACAGCCTCGAGGATCTGAGCCTCGGCGGTATATTGGGCGATCTTGTCGCTGGGTAGGCAGCGCCCATCGGCCAGACGGTAGCTGTGGTAGTAGCTCACGGCTTCGGGTAGGGGACGGATGAGCTGCTCAAGGAGGCTCTTCACTCTATCCATAGGCGGTATGTCAAAGCGCTTGTAGACCTCGGCCTTATACTTCTCGGGGAGTGAGTCCACGGCATACTGAGCCCGACGCCCACGGCAACCGCGGACGACGATCTGGAGAGTCTTGCGCCTAACCAGATTGTCAATATTGACAGCACTGATTATAGATGAAGCAAGGAGCTCATCCTTCGTAACTGCCAAAACACCGTTCACTCGTTCCATAGCGCTATAGACTCTTGCCAAATTCTATCACAGGGAGCAGTGTGCTTGCTACCGAGTGATGGGTGCTGCAGAGTGATCCATCCTTATTATATAGGCGAGCATCACCGGTAGCCTTATCGAGGTCAAGGTGAGCGCCACCACGATAGTAGCGCACCATCTTGTCGCCCATATCCACAAGGACTGCATCAACGGGGGCCATAACGACGACCTGCGCACCCTTCTCTATGGCGGATCTACGAATGTTCACCAGGAGTTCGGAGTTCCCCAGGTAGTTAATCGCTTGATAGATGGTCTTGCTCGTTGTATCAAACTCCTCGATCAGCTGGCGACGCAGCGCATTGCTGATGCGGATCTTCTTCTTAACTGAGCTTCGTGTTTCCTTCATTGTACCTTTCATATTATTGTTGTTCGACGGCGTCCTTCAATACCTGCTTGAAGATGTCGGTAATGTCAATAGAGACTTGTATGCTTCTCTTAAGCTCCTTCACCTTCACACGCTTCTTATTACGGTTCTTCTTACGTTTCTTCATTTGCTTGAGAATGAGAAGGGGCGCACCCGATCGCCTTCCTAGCTGGCGATGCCTTTCTTCAAGGTGGGCACGCCCCTTCTGATGTGTGATTACTGTGCTTGGATGATTCGCTGAACTTCGGGAGTCATGCTGTCGTAGCGGAAGACCAGGGCATCTACCACATCGGGGTAGTATTCAACCTGACCAAAGTCACCTGCTGATAGACGTTCGTTGAAGTCGCTGAAGATCTCCACCAATTCATCACGCTTGACGAGGAGACCATACTGTGTCTGCATCATAGTTCTCATTCTTATAGGCTGGGGATCATCGCCCCAGGATAGTTAATCTGTATTTGATAGCTGTAGACCCGATCGGGCTCACCCTCCACACTCTCGATCACCTCCCATCCAAAGACGGGGACGCCTGGGCGGTAATTGAAGCTACTGAGGAGGAAGGGGAAGACCTCCGCCTCTGAGACGAGGCCCTTGAAGGTGAGATCCTCTGTGAGCATCCAGCGGAAGCCGCACATATCCTTTGGTAATACTCCGCTGATCAGCTCAGCGCCTTCGAGGCACATATATACGGTAGCGACACCTCGCTCACGTACCTCTTCTTCCATCGCATCGAGAAGCATTCCCTCGTCGATATGACTCTGTACCAT